ATTTTCATTCACAAGCGTATAATCTATATTGTAAGCCTTACTATTGCGTAAAAAGAAACTACTAGTGATAATTATGTTATAGTTTACGGCAAGTTCATCATATGCGAACGGCTCACAGTTAAACTCAAGCGTAAAAGTTCCGGTATATAGAAACCTGTTCAATTCCCCGCCATTCGTCAACTTCGCCATCAAATATTTATCGGGCAAATCGTTGAGTTCTAGCCGCGCCCTGTCTTTTGTATTAAGCCATGCCGATATAGGGATAATATCTTGCCTTGTTTTTTTATAATCAGTAGATAGCACAAGACAGTCTATTGATATTATCCTATCTCCATACGCCTGCGCAAATAAATAGCTGCCATCTCTCCCAGGTACTGTTTCATATCTGTCTTGTATCGCGGGCATGACTGTATGCCTTATATCCATTACTTTTATCCCCATGTCAGAGGCCTTTACGCCATTAAACGTAAAATCAAGCATTACTTCACTCCCTTTGCGCGGTTAGCGGATTGTAATAAACTATTAAGTTCTCGGCTAATCTTGTGTATGTCGCTGTCATTTCTCACAGACATATTCTCGACATATACAAGAGGCGCTGCTTTTTGGTTGTCTATGTTTTTACTTGCCTTGCTCGCCGTATTAGTTACCGCTGCTCCGCTCGCCCCAGCGGCAAGTACCGCGGCTGTCGGCACTTTAGGTTGCAATACCATACTAAGTTTAGCTTGCAAGTCTGGTATCTCTTTGTCTATGCCTTCCTGCAGCATCTGCATTAAGTTAGGCATCCACTTGTCGGCATATTTACCTGGCCCCTCTTTTGCAGGGCTATGAAACCCTAAAAACCTGTATATAGTGTTTGCCACATTTTTAGCCGCATCTGCAACTTTGCCTATCATGCTTTTTATGCCGCCGATTATATTATTGATAAGATTCTTGCCCCAATTCCAAGCATCCCCAACCACGCTTAACACTTTACCTTTAGCAATATTGAACGGCTCAACTACAGCATTCCATATCCTGCTAGCCATCCCTTTTATAGTGCTCCAAATATTGTTCCATATGTTACTGATACTGGTTTTCAAGCCGTTAGCCGTATTCACCACGCTGGTTTTTGCCGACGTGAATAAACTGGAAATAGTATTCTTTATACCGTTCCAAATAGAACTCGCTACCGTTTTTATCCCATTCCATACAGTAGACAAGAACGTCTTAATAGCGTTCCATACGGTTGTGGCGACAATCTTAATCCCGTTAAACAGCGTCGAAAAGAAAGCTTTAATAGCGTTCCATATCGTCATCGCTACCGTCTTTATCCCATTCCATATCGTTGATAAAAACGTCTTAATAGCATTCCATACGGTTACAGCTATATTCTTTATTGCGTTCCATGTATTTGTAAAGAAATCAGAAACAGCAGTCCATACCGTAATAGCGGTTTCTTTTATACCATTCCATAAATTCGTTAAAAATGTTACGATACCATTCCATATTGCTACAGCAGTATCTTTTAACCAATTAAACGCATTGACAATAAAGTCCACCAAATCTTGAAAGTAATAATTGTGGTTGTATAGCCATTGGAAAGCGTTTATTATCAAGTCCACAAACTTTTGAAACAATTGCGGTACTGTTTCGGTTACGAATATTACAGGAGCCATTATAACAGCTTTTATCCCGTCCCATATACTAGCTGCTATCTCTTTCATCTTATTAAAAACGCTGTCCTCAAATGCTTGTTGCTCCAACCATTTTATGCGCAACCATTGTAATACTTTCCGAATAGGCTCTAATATAGCGTTTTTTATACCTTCCCATACGCCAGAGGCAAATTCTTTTATGCCGTTCCATAGTCCGCTCAACGTTTCTTTTATGCCGTTCCACGCATCCGTAAAAAATCCGCTTACGCTATCCCATAGCGTACTGAAGAAATCTACTATGCCTCCCCATACAGACGACGCAAAATCAGCTATGCTCTGCCATATTTGTTTTAGCCATGCAGATATCTTATCCCAGTTTTTATATATGAGTATTGCGGCTGTTACTATGCCAGCTATAGCTAAAACTGCTATTCCTATCGGGCTAGTCAGCGCACCCAAAGCTATCTTAAACCCGCTTATAGCCCCTTTAGCCAACCCAAAACCTTTGGAAACAAGCTTTATGCCTTTACCAATAGCACTGAAAGCCTCCATGAACTTACCTAATATAAGTATAAGCGGGCCGATAGCCGCCGCAAGTGCCAGCATCTTGAGTATCATATCTTGCGTGCTCGGAGATAGGTTGCTGAACCAGTCTATTATCTTCGATAGACCATCAACCAGCTTATTAACGAACGGTAACAGCTTCTCGCCTATCGTTATAGCAAGCGTTTCAAGGTTAGATTTCAATGCCTCTATCTGCCCTTTAGTACCCTGCATCTTGCTGCCTGCCACTTCTGCCGCTCCACCCGCTTTATTGACAGCTTCGCTCATACCATCCCATTTGCCAGCACCTTTTATCAGCACTATATTTGCAGCTCTTATAGCATCGCTGCCAAATATAGTCGCCAGCGTGGCATTACGCTGCTGGTCTGTCATACCTCCCAACTTACTGCTAAAAAGCGACACAAGTTCGGGCAACGGTTTGAGCTGTCCATTAGCATCATAAACATTCAACCCGTATTTCTTCATAGTTTTAGCCGCTTTATCAGTCGGGCTAATAAGCGACATGAACATCGACTTCAAGCTAGTACCAGCATCGCTGCCTGTTACGCCTGCGTTAGCCATGAGCGATATTGCGGTTGTAAAATCCTCTATGCTCTGTCCAGCCATGTTAGCAACACTTGCGCCTGCTTGAAGAGCATATGCCATATCTGTTATTCCGCCAGCGCTAGCATTTGCGCTGTTAGCGAGCAAGTCAGCTACCGTTATAGCCTTGTCGCCGCTCAACCCAAACGCATTTAACGCCTGCCCAACTATCTTTGCTGCTTCTGCGTTGTCAATCTGCGCTGCTGCCGATAATTGTAGTGTGGCTTTAGCCGCTTTGAACGTATCGTCTACGGATAAGCCAGCCTTAACAAGCTCTGTCATAGCCGCTGCTGCATCCGTCGCTGAAGTGCCTGGGAGCGTCATATCATTACCAAGTTCTTTTGCCAGTTCGCTCATCCGTTGAAACTGTTCACTTGTCGCCCCAGATACAGCCTTAAACGTATTACCCATACTTTCAAAATCAGCGGCCGCCTTTACAGCCATTCCCCCAGCGGCCACTAGTGGTGCAGTTATTGCCATCGACATGGTCTTGCCTGTCTTTGATAGCGATTGCCCCATGCTTTCTATCTTGCTGCTTACTGATTGCGATTTCTTGTTTATACTACTGTCAAGCTGTTCTATCTGTGCTTGTGCTTGCTTTATCCCAGCAGCTAACTGGTCTAGCTTTACGGTTATATCAAAATATACATTACCAGCATCTGGCATATGCTCACCTCCTTATAAGATATTTTCTCCTACCCATTCGACATTGCCTTCTTTGTCTTTTTTATTTTCCTGCTCAACGAGGTAAAGTGCCGCCGCTTCATCTATCCAGTATTTTTGCAACGTTGTAAGCCCCACTAGATAGCTAGATGGCGGCACTCCCCAGTATTTAGCTATTGTCGCTATACGGCCTAGTCCTTCACTCTTTCCGAAACGACGCTAGCTTCTCTATATCCCCCATAACATAGTTAAATATTTGAAGTTTTTGGTCGAACGTCATTGGCGTTATACTCGTAAATTCCTCATACGTCGGTTGTACCATGGCCTCTTTTACGACTTCATCCAAGACAGGAATTATATCTTTTATTTGCAGCTCAACACCAGCCCCTGTTTTGCCTTTATTGTCTATGACGGGATTGCCTATATTCAACTCCAGCAAGTACGGCGTTAAGTCAACCATCTTCACAGCTATGGCTATGGTTTCCCCAGCCTTAAAGCCGCTAATTTCAATTACGTCTGGTTGAGCAATCTGTTTTAATTCTTCTAGACTTATCGGTTTTTTATCGCTCATAATTCACCTCATTGCAGCTCTGGTGCTAGAGCTGTTACGAATTCTTTCTTATACACGCCACCGCCTACAGACGGATTTTCCTGTGCCCATATGTTTATCTCGGGTGTTGCCCATTCGCTATCGCTATGCGTTACATCACCAATAACGCCTTTGCAGTATGGGAACGTGTATTTAACAAAGCCCTCAAGAACTGCATGAGAGTCAAAGCTGCGAACATATACTTCAGCTTTGAACACAGGTTTGTTCTGCTGTTCTTCTATGGTCGGCATCTCCCAGCCCGTTATAATAGGATTTGTGGGTTCAGTAGTGTCCTCTATCAGCGTACCTCCCATGATAAGCACAAGTGCCTGCGCATCAAACCTAGCATCGGTTAGCGTTAAATTAACACCGACTACTGTATCATCGTCTTTTGCATATACAAGCAGTTTATCTCCGCCTCGGAGTTCGCTTGTTTCCCCTTCTACGACTTCATTCTCAACCGCTATTTCCTGCGACGTCTTTATGCCGTAACTCGTTGCGCCTACTATATCGCTGCCATCAACGTTAATAGGCGTTATCACCATTCCCGCTACGCCACGTAAATATCCTTTTTTAGTTTGAACCGCTGCCATCTGCGATTACCTCACTTTCTATTGTTTCAGACTTTTCAATATATCCAAGTTTTTTTATTGTTTTAAGCGTCTTTGCACTCATTTCTGGTATTTCTTTGCCTTTTTCCAGTCGATAATATTTATCGCCATCTTTGATTATCCTATTCACGTTAGCTTTCATGCTATCCCCTTCCGTTCATTGCACCTGCCGCAAAATTGACTAGCCTCACAATCAGCCCTCTGTCATCTTCTGTGTAATCAGCGCCGCCAGGAACCCACCATACGTAATATTTGTTTCCGTCGCTGTCCTCAACCTCTTTGTCATTAAGAACATTTATGACTTCTTGTTCGATTGCATCCAGCGACTTAAAACTCGTTGGCTTTCCATATATGCGCACTTCTATATTGTTATCCCCAGCGAATGTTATTGCTGTACTCGGACGCTGTGTCGCAAATTTGACAGTTGCATAAGGTGCTGCTGTGTCAGCAGGTGCTGTATAGGCCTCATACACTCTGCCGCCCAATGCAGATACATTTTTAAGTGCTTTATTAATCGCTTCTCTAATCATTAACTCCACAGCTCCTTAAACGTCTTATATATGCGTGCCGAATTAGCATCTCCAGTCGGCTTAAGTATAGCATATTTGCCGTCGTGCTTAAATTCCAAGTGCACGCCATAGTCAACGCTGTGAGATAACCTAATCAATATCTCGTCTCCATCAAAACTGACAGTACCTTTCAGCCCTTGCCTCGCGTGGCTTGTTCTGTCATGCCATGGCGCGTTCTTCCTCATATCTGCTTCTAGTGTTTCAGCCCAATCCTGCGCTAATGCTACTGACGACGCTACCAGCTTTTTTGCGATTTTGTCAATGTTCCTATTGACTTCTTTACTCCCAGCCATCAGCTTATCATCTCCAGCTCTGCATGTTTAGCATATGCTTTGCTGCCATACTTGCGCATCTTCACCGATACGACTTTGAATTTATGCCCATCAGCTTCGAACGTATCTTCGACATCCGACCCAGCCATAATATCGGCGTCGGGCAAGGTTATCAATACCCATGTCGCATTAGCGCTAATGCCAGCTTCTACCATCCTCGCCTTATCCATATTCCCAGTTGGCACTAGCCTTGCTAAAAAGCTTGGTATGTCTGTTTCGGTCATTTGTCTGCCACCGCTGCCATCGTCGCTATATTCCACACGATGAATATTGATAGCCGTCGGGTTCATGGCAATTAAACTTTCTGTTCCATATAGCAGCATTTTATGTTCGTTCACTAGCAATCGCCCCCAAGAACATCTGGCGGGTCATAGCCCATCAGTATAGAATTGTTCCCATCAGCCGACCTCTGGCTGTATCTTTCAGCCATAGTTATGCAGAAGTCCACATATTGCTGAAACGATACAAACTTGATACGCTCATCGCCTGCCGTCGCTTCCTCTATCCCGCCACGTGTCCTGTTCACCCTCGCTGCTTTCCTAAACCAACATTCGGAGGCGGCAGCATATATATCTACCGCCTCAACGAGTATATCGTCTAGCTCTGCGTCTGTGAACGCTGTATCTGCTTCTGTGCCGCCCTCTGGTATTTGCTCGTCTATCAGTAACCGCAGCTTATTTCTTATATCCTCTGTCGGCGTCATTATAACCGCCACCTATCGTTAAGATTCTGTGGGCAGTGTGACTTTTTCAACAGCATCAGCAGGAGAGGCATAGACACCACGCATGGCATACGCCGCTATGGGAGCTCTGGTTAACCTTGTTATGTCTGGGCTACCGCTCTCTATCGTTAAGTCTTGCTTTATTAGCTCCATAAAATATTTAGTCGGGTCTATAAGATATACGGTATCAGTCGGTACTCCGTCATATGTGTATGTCTTATCACCAACGGTTACGCTCCATCCGTCATAGAATATGAGCGTGGTTATTTGAGATAATGCTGCATACTCAGTGCCGTTTATAACCATCCTAGATAGCGCATCCGTTATATCTACCTGATTAGCAGAATTTGCTAATAGTATGGTTGGTTTACGCACTGCGCCTGTTAAGCTGTTTTTATCCTGAGCAGCATGTTTTAAGCCTTTACGGATAGTAGCCCTAATTTTCTCTAAATATGTTAAGCTAGTCGTATTAACTGCATTGGTTGTATTCTTGCTATCATAGTTATAGTTTATAATCGGATCAAGGTGTATATGGTTTAGCAGCGCATTATATGCCTCACCTAATGCTTGGTTAAACTGGTCTAATCTCCATGTTTCATCGAATGCTTCGGTTTCGATAGTATAACCATCAAACCCTGCTGCATACACGACGATGGGCACACCATCTCCAGCCGCCATTATGCGGCTCCCGAACTTAACCTCTTCGCCTTCTAGGTGTTCTAGAAATACAGCCCTTGCTTGGCTAAACTCAGCTATAGGCACAAGTCTTGGGAACCGTGGATTGCTTAGTCTGCGATATATAGGAGTATAAAGCAGTGGAACCTGTTCACGTCCAAAGTCTACATCTAAAGATATCTTTTGCAGTATACCATCTAAACCCTCAGGAGATGTCAGCATCTCACCAAGCGGCCTGTTAATTTGCATAAGCTCCATCTCACCGTTTACCATTTTCTTAGTAACGGTTTTTCTCTGGCCGTTAAGCTCATACGTTAGATTGTCAGTTATTGCCTGTTTCCTACGCTCTTCAAGAGCAGTTTTAGCGTCTAATATTCTCATGTTATTACCTCCTTATTCATACCTGTGGTGCTAATATAAAGCTGAATACACCATCAGTATTGCTAGCCTGCGTTGCTATACCTACTGGCCTATCAGTATCAGTTGCAGTGAAACCAGTCGCTGTGTTGAAATATACCACATCGCCTACTGCAAAGTTAGAGCCTGCCTGTTTTACTTCATACTCTGCCTGCTCTATATCTAGCACTACTTCTTCTCCGGCAGCAGCCGAATTAAGTGCTAGCCCAAAAAAATCAGCAACTATAGCAAAAGTATCTTTCTCTACTGCTACATCTGCCGTTACTTTTACACTTTTCCCAAAAGAAATCTTTCTAGCCATTTTTTAACCCCCTTATATTCTTGCTTTTATTATAGCAATGTCATTATTAGTTTGTTTGCCAGTCACAGGATTTATAACATCCTGCTTAAATACCGCGGACATAGCCTGCTTTATATCATCTTGAGCAAGCATTTCGCCTATAGCCTTCTTAACATCTTCCTCTTTCGCATCATTTGGTACGTCTAAAAGCCGTTTTATGATTGGTCTGACAGCTTCAACCGTTACCATTTCGCCTATAACCTTGTCTATCATGTTTTCCCTCTGAGCTCTAGCAGCAGCAAGCTGATAATCTCTTGCAGCCTTTACGGCTTCGCTTAGGCTAGCTACGTTATCTACACCGAATAACGCTTCCATCTCGCCAACAGCCTTAGCTGCTTCCTGCATCTTGTTCCACGCATCGTTATCAGCATCTTTCGCTACAGCTTCAAGCGTCCAACCCATCTCGCCTACAACCTGCTTAGGAGTAACTCCCATACCTTTTAACGCCTTAAGTATTTCCTCTAAACTCATATTTACACCTCCGGTTATGCTTGGATTTTCTATGAAATCAGCCATTTCACCAATCGCCACCACCGACGTAGGCATCCCTGACCTGTCAAGCGGCGTCCAATCGATAGACAGCAACTGATAATCTACCACCTGCGTTTCTCCTGCTGTCTGCTGCAATGTAGGCATTCCATATATACTTACCTGCTTTACCCTACCTGCTTTTATCCAACGTTTTAGGTCCTTTGCCGATGCATCCACCACGCCTCTTATATATGCCTTGCCATTCTGGTACAGCGCACCCACCCAGTGGGTGACGGGCATGGGAAACTGATGGTCTACATCCTCCGGCTTTTGGTGCCCTAAAAATCCGCTTGCGGTTTTTGCAGCCACTTCTCCGGCTATCTTCTGAATTACCTGCGGAGTATAGTTCCAGCCTCGTTTGCTTTTGCCTGCCGGTATCTCTACCACCACTTCTAGTGGGTCATCATCGCCAGCTTTGAGCGCATCCAAGTTTACTCCCTGCGCTACAGGCACATCCTCAACAGCGATTTCACCTGTTATGTTTGCCGTTATAGATGATATTTCGCCAAGTGCTTCTGGGATGGGCAGCTCTAGCGTTTCATAATGCCTGCGCAAATGCGCCTTAGCTGCATTCATCTGCTCAGGAGTTAGATTAGGTTCAGCCCTTGCTCCCGATAATGCTGCAACTGCTGCTATAACGCCGCCTCGGTTTATAACCAGTGTGCCGTCCTGCTGTATCTCGTGATGTGGACCCCAGCAATCAGCCTCCCTTAAATCTGCATTAACAGGAGCTTTTACCACCGCATACATCTCTTTTATGGCATCCGCTGTTCCGGCTGCGTCTTCGTCTAGCCCTGCCCTAAGCCGTTGCCATATCTCAGTCTTATTAACCTCTCCCCAAGACCTGTTAGATACCTTTGTGTTATCAATTCTAAAAGGCATGTCTTCACCTCCTTACTATTATTTACCGTTAATCGTGGCTTTTTCGCTAGCTAATATCGCAGGCTCAGTTGCCTTGCCTTTAACATTGACTATCCCTTGCTCTGATACTCTTATAAGGCTAGTAGGAGCAAACTTGCCATCACTGCCCTTCGATACGAATGTCTTGCTTTGTGGAGAAAATACTAGTATAGCCATATGCATCACCCCCTTGGCTTTTCGCCCTCTATAATCAGCGTCATATCAACCTCCGGCATAGCTCCGTCTTGCTCAACCACAATGCACTTTTCAATGCGTACTATTACCGGCAATAAGTCAAGTGCTTGATATATAGCAGCTACATAATTTCCGTCTAATAGTGAAATACGCTTCGGCTGCTCAGGTTCTTCCTCTTTAATCGGCTCCATGCCCTTGGGTAAATCCATTCTCATAACATCACCTCATTATTCCATTCATAAGCTATCGCTTTAGCTCAAGACATAGGTGGTCTTGATATATATTTTCTACCTGTTTCATTATACCACTTCTCAAGCTTCATGTCGCTGCTTGGGTTCTGCGCCCAGCTCCTTAGCCGCTCAGCAAATTCTGACGGCTTCTCGTGCCTAGGCAATGCAATGCATAAACATTGCGGATGAGGCAACGGAGGTTCACTACCTGCAGGCCAAAACCCATCCCCGTTATGGCTAGCATAATCGTTACATACGTCTGGTATCGCATGCCTGCCTGATAGCATCCATACAATACCAAGATAGCTAGGAGCCGCTTGATTAGCTAGTATAGTGCCTTCGTGATAAGCATTGCTCATCTCTGTCCTAGCCAGCCTCATAGCCTCATAGCTTACATCGCTGCTAACGCCAAGCATCCTACGTGTTTCTTGCTTCATAGCTGTAAACTTACCCGGCTGCATGTATTGCTGCACACGCTTTGCCAGCGTACGGCTATCTAAGCCACGTGCTACTGCATCTTCTACCACTGTAGTCATGTTTTTTCTTACGTTTTCGCCTATGCGCCATACTCTATCAGATAGTTTAAGCCCATCTTTTCCCGTTCTTGATGTTATCGCTAGCACCGCTCTTTCGTTTATATCAGCGAACATCCACTGTACGCCAGCCTTATCATACCTAAGCAAATCCTGCGTTATCTTTTGTACGCCTTCGGTACCATCCTTTACCGATAAGCGAATGCCATCATAGAGGGCGTTAAGCGTCTTAACGTTTATCATCTTTGCTCTATCTTCAAGCGCCTTTTGCAAAGTTGATAAGTGATTATGCTTAAGCGTGCCGGGTGTAACATCTCTTATGTCTTTAGCAATATCGTTAGCAGCCTTAGTGTAAACGCTACGTATCTGTTTTACCGTTGCGGCGTTATGCTCTAAAAACCTATTTCTGGCATTTAACATGTAATCAGCATAACTTTGGTCACCTGATAACAGCCAGTCCTCTTTATTCCACGCATCGGCCATAGCTTATCACCCAATAGCTTCTGTTTCTTCAAGCCCTTCTCCGTCTTCTACCCTGCGCCTGAATAACATTGACTTTGCCACCCTGCGCCTTTCATCATCATCGGCGTCTGGGTCAGCCCATGGTAGCATACTAGGTACAAACTCACGCAGAAACCCCGCCGCCGCGTCTATAGACATTAAGCCAGACTCTATAGCGGTTGATAATCCATCAACTAGTGTCTTAATAGTATTAGCAACTGTACTGTCATCCTTCGGGCTTATTTCCTCCCAGCCTATATCCACGTCGTAATCATCCAGCCTTACGTTCTCAACCTTGCTCCACATAGCAAGATACATGCTTGCAAGCTCGCTGTAATATTCCTCAAACATCCCACGCTTGCGACGTATCTTCCTAGCAAGCGGCACCATCTGCTCAGACACTGAGGCTTTCGACGACGCCACGGCAGTTCCGAACGCAAACTCCGGAGTTTCGCTTACGTCAACTATACAGTAGAATATGAACTCCAACAGCGTCGTTATGCCGCTTAGTCCGCTATCTGCCGTTATAAAATCTGCGTCGTCGCCATCCTGCATTAAGAATATCTCTTTATCTGCGAATTTAAGTCTGCCGGCCTTTATCTCATCAGCGCTGAAATTGTCTTTAAGAAACTTGTCAACGTCTGATAGCTTAAACTTCGCTTTCGGCCTGCTGAATAGCTTTGAGCCTTGTGCTGCAAATAACATAGTATCATGATATATACGCATGAACGGCTCTAACGGTTCTAAGTCGCTGCTGCCATAAAGCTGAGTTTCTTCTGCTTCGTTTTTGAAGTGTACGATTGGAATAAATCCCCACGGATTAGGCTCGGTCTTATTCTGCGCTATTAGCTCAGCCGGAGCCTTACTGTCATATTCAATCGTTCTGGTATCTTTGGTTAATATCTCCGATACCGTATAATCGCTAACAATACGCCCGGCATCATCCATAATATTTACCGGATAGCGTATAACAATCTTGCTATACGTGCCTGTGAGCGGATCAGGTACTGGAGTAACCCATTCGGGAGGTATCAGCCTTAAATCGAACATCTGCTTGTCTCCGAATCTGTCTTGCACTATATCTATTCTGGCAAATGCATCTCCATCCCTTAATACGTTCCTGTTTATCCTTAGCAGTTTGCCGGCCCACTTAGCCATAGCATCTTCAAGCGCATTATCAGCTTCAGGATTAGTATGCGTAAAATGCGGCACTCCCATAAATCCGGCAGTAGTGTTTATAACCGGCCTAGCAAATCCAGCACCAAGCTTATACCTGTCATCCGTATTATTATATAATGCACGTGCTAGCCTATAGTCAATCCTGCTGCTATCAAGCTTATACGGAGTAATGTATGAATAAAAGCTCGGCATCCAATCTCTTAATGCCGATATTTCGCCAGCAACCCTTTTAAATATATTAGGCATACAGTGACACCCCCCTTAATAGTTTTTTGGTATGTTCATCTAACGGTTTTACTCCTAAAACCAACTCATCGACGCTATACCTGAGAGCATCCATTAAATGGTTGTTAAAATCTACCGGCTCATCAAGTACGTTCCCATCTCTATCTTCTTTATATTTATATGCTTGAATCTCATTTATGAAGTTCTGGCATGACGGATGAATATGAATCTTACGTCTTCTAATCCAATCAATCCCATACCTTACGCTATCCTTGCCTTTTATACTTGGTTGTATCTTAAACCCTGCCTTCTTAAATTCCTGTATTCTAGCAGGCTCGGCACTGTCAGCTATTATCCATTCATCTTTATCTACATGTTCGCCTACACGTTCTATAAGCTGTGTATTGTCAAGCTTTCGCTCATATAATTCATCTAAGATGTATAACTCATCATCTTTTAATGCTACTTTTACAAGAGCCGACGGGTCGTTATATCCGAAATCCAAGCCATTATAAACATTATTATATAGCCTTCTGTCTGTTGGGAAATCCTCAATCACATAGTTAGTATATACAACGTTCCCAAGCTGCCCCCATTCTCCGAGCGTATATACTTGATAGTAGTAATAGTCTTTCTCTTTTAATGCTTGCAGCTCCCTAATATATTCTTCGTCTAAGAATTTATTATCCTGCCACGTAGTCTTAAGTATTGTGGCATTCTCACGTCTTACATCAAAAAAGTATTTCTTAAGCCAATGCATTATGCTTACCGGATTAAACGTCAGCACTATCTGTTTATTAACCTTAGTTTCACCACGTAACCTCAGGTTAATCTGGTCAAAATCGCTTTGCGTTATCTCTGACGCTTCCTCTATCCATACATCCGTTATCCCAACGATTGACTTTAACTTCTCAACATCGTCTAACCCTAAAAACACAAATTGGTTGCCGTTAGCGCATGTGATTGTTAAGTCTGTTTTATTTATGATAAAAAAACTTTCCAGCGCTAACTCGGATATTATTTGCCGTATAAGAGCAAATGTTGAATATCGGTGTGTATTAGCAACCTTCCTAACTATAAGAAACCTGTGGCCTACTTCCTGTATACATTTTAATACAAGCCACTGTGCTACAAATACGCTTTTCCCGCTGCCAGCCCCGCCATAGATAACCTTAAACCTGTTTGTATCATTTATAATCGGTTTGTATGCGGCATTCATTTTTACCGTTATTGCCATTCTACTTTCACGCTTACACTGCCTGCATGCTCCATATCAATTCTTTCTTTCTTCCCCCATCTATCTGGGTATCGACGTTCAAGATACCAAGCAGCAGCCTGCCATTGTTCTTCAGACGCTTCCAGTATTGTCTGTACACGTTTTGCTTCTGCTACTGCTTCGGCTTTTTTTATAGCCTCCGACAATTTCGCATACGGCTTTTTCCCGGCTTTACCCTTCTGCATCCAATCATAATAAGTTGTTTCAGATATACCAACTATATCACAAGCAGTTTTTACGTAGTTACCGCTAGCAATAATGCCAGCTATTTTATCTATCATTTCATCATTCAATTTAAGCCTTCTGCCTGCCATATAATCACCTCGTTTCTTCGCAAAACAAAAACGGCGATTAACATAACCACCGTTTTTGTTTTGTGTTTCATTATAAACACATTTTCAGATCTTTTTTTATATAATATTCTTTTTTGTATCGTTCCAGCCGGTTGATGATTTCATTGCCAAACTGTTTCCAGTTTATATGTTTGTCAGTAGCAAAATTGCTGATTTTGCCTACCTTGTATAAGTCTACATATTCATAAGTTGCGTCTAGAAGTTTGTAGACTTCTTCATCATTCATTACAGGCTCAAAGCTTACCCATGTTTTTATACCAGCCTTTTTTGCATCTTTGATAGCCTGTATGCGGTCATTTGGCAGTGCAGCATAAGGTTCATATTTCAAGCTTTTTTGTTCATCCATAAAAGTTAGCGTTGTGGCGAATGCATCATTAGGCTTATATAAGTCGAAATCTCTTTCAGCCTTTGTTCCGGCTTTTGTAAGTATCTGAAACGTAATTCCATATTCATAAAATAGCTGTAATGCCTGCCTTGTCAATTTCAGTTTATCGTCTAGCTTTTGGTATGGGTCGCATGTAAAGCATAGCAATACCGGGGTATTATCTCCTTGCATATCTTTACAATCAAGAGCTAACTTCTTGATTATGTCTTTTCTGTCAGTCTGGCTTGTATAAAACATTTGCCTGTCTGTCCTTGTGCAATCCGGAGCGAAACAGTATTTACATCCGTGATTGCATCCTTTGTACAGATTGACCGCCAAAGGTGAATATTCTCTAGCCCTTCCTGCCGGTTCATAAATAACTCTCATTTTGTGTTCCTCCATGCTTTTTTCTTTTATTATATCATTTTACCAGCAGAAAGTCAACTCATTTTATAAAAATTTTATATTCTATTTGCTTTTACCATTTTTAGCATCCAGTAATATACCGTTCTTTTGCTGTTCGTAAAATACACAGCTTTCTCTGTTTCCCAGCCATATCTTTTTTTTATGTCTTTTAGCATCGTCGCAAATATGTCGACATAAAACCTATTGATACCGGGTATATTCATGCCCATCGGTATTCCTTCAGTAGCCGATACAAACTTAGTAACGTTGCCAACAAGTTTCTGATGATATACAAGCCCATCAGTAATATAAAATATCAACTCGTCTTGGACCGCATCTCTAAGTATGAGATAAAATAACGGCCACGGGCAACCGTAATCATCTAAATCAAATACGTTGTACTTCGATATATCATTGTTTTTTATAAAATCTATATTATCACAAAGTGTGCATATAGTATCATCGTGTATTTTTTCCTTGTCCACGCCATGATAATATGCCACATTACCTTTATATGCAAGCTTATACATTTCTCCGTTTCCGCAAAATAAATCCAATACTCTTGCATTATGCGGCAGAAACTTCTTCCTTAGCGCTGCTTTAGCATATTTGTTTGAATTATCAGTTTTTACGTTTTTATTGCTCATAGCTGCGCTCCACTTTTATTCCATTTCTCTCAAGCAGTTCTAATGTTTTTTCAACCAAGTTTTTGTTTGCGCCATCTGTTCGTATTACAGCCCATATAGGTTTATCTATCGCTTTTTTGACGTCAATTTCTTCAAGCAAATCATCTATATTAGCCGGCTCATATATTTGCGTCATAAGCTTTTCTAATTCATCGTTATCAAATCCAGTTAGCTCTATATCAATATTGCCGGTATCAAGTTCTTCAAGCAAGTCTTTAAGCTTTGTGTAATCCCAATCTCCTTGAATTTTGTTCAACGCTATATTCAACGCTTTCTCGTGCTCATCATCAAGATGAACTACCGAAACTTCAACTTCTTTATCGCCACGGTCAACAAGTATTTTAAGTCTCTGGTGGCCTCCAACCAAGTTCCCGGTAGTTTCGTTCCATACCAGCGGCTCAACCAAGTCAAATTCATCTATGCTACGTTTAAGTTTCTCATATTCACTATCCCCCGGCTTCAAGTCCTTCCTCGGATTGTACGGTGCCGGGTTTATATCATTTATCGGTATTTTTCTTATTTCCATCATCTTTCCTCTCTTCAAGGCATAATTATAGCCGCTCATGGATGTGAACCCATGGCGGCTAACAACATAGGAGGAACAGTTCTACAACTATAAACAGTATACCATAAAAAACGCTAAAAGTCATCCGCTTTTATCTATCTAATGTTTCATCCAAACAGCATTTTTTCAAGCTTGGTTAATGCCTTATTCTTCCGCTTGTATGCCGTCGTCCGCTCAATGCCCAGCTTTTCGCATATATCATAAATAGCATCCAGCCTTTCTCCATACCGGCTATTATAGAATGTTTTTAATATATACCTTTCATCTTCCGAAAGACGTTGCCAAGCCGGGCCAAACCACTTCATATACTCCATAGCGTCATCGTATCTCGTTTCAAGCACGCTAATTTTTTCTATGCTGTTTATGATGCTATCTTCTCCCGCTTTCGGATTATGAGCCTTCGGCAGCCCGTTTAAGTTAACTGATTTAAGGCTCGTCATGTCTTCGTATGCATCCTTTATATCGTTCTCCGTTCTATCAATTATGAACTGCATGTTATCATAATCTTTAATGGCCTCAATTGTACCCTTACGCTTATCAAGATATTTTATGAATATGTCCATGTCTTATTCATCCTTATTTTTGATAAGTTCAATAAACTCAATAACCGGCATAATAACTATCCAATTATCTTTATCTCCATCGCTTCTAAAAAATACATAGTTACTGTTCTTATCTTCATCAAGCCACTTTTGGATAGTAGCAAGCCCGTTTTTACGCCTTTTTACCTCTATGCGCTTACCGTTTACCATTGCCACGTCGCAACTGTACTTTTCGCTTTTAAGCGCTCCTGACAGAGGCACTCTTTCAGCCTCTATCCCGTATTTTGCAAGCAGCCTTACAACTTCATTTTCGCCTTCTCTGCCCTTAGCCTTGCTTCTCCTCCCGCGCCTACTGGCATCGCTTTGCTTTTGCATCTTCCTTTTTGCCTTCCTTTCCTCACGCTCGGCTATTTGGCGCTTGCATAGTATATGCGGATCATCCGGCCAATATAGGCTATAGTTATCACATATCCAGCACTTGCCCTGTATATATGATTTACAGTTTTCTCTTACTTCGCACTCTTTCATCTTGCACTACCTTTATGTATTATTCTTACATGCCTTGTCATTATATCAGTATAGCAAAAGCACTCTTTAACTCGCTTAAGCTGTACCAAAAAATGATATTCATATAGCTGTATCACTTTCCCGCGCATTGTCAAGCCCTTCTTGGCATATGCCGCGTTTGTCGTCAGCCACTGTGGCTTAAACTCTATCACCATTCCGGGCTTAATCATCGCTTTTGCTGTTTCGAGTGTCATTTTTCTTCATCCTCCTCAACCTTTTTTAATGGACAGTCCGTGTTTCTCCCCACGCTTGGCGTATATACTGGCATACTATGGTTCCAAGAAGACAAGATATAACAAATACCAGTAATAACATACAACGGACATTGTATACAACTCTCTGGCATGTCTAGTTCCAATATTGCTTTAGACATTTTGTTTCTCCTCGCTTTCCACCATGTTATAAGGGTTAAAATAACATTCCGTACAAGGCCATTCAAACCAGCCTTTTACATTAACTCTGCCTCGTATACACTTATTGGTATCACAATATTCCAAAAAATGTTCCGCTGCTTTTTTATCGTGTTCCTGTAATTCTGTTGACCCTTCCA